TCCGGCGATGGCATTGGCCACCGTGGTGACCACCGACTTGATGGCGTTCCACGCCACGGAGGTCGCAGTCTTGATGGCGTTCCACACCGGGATCACGACCGCCTTGATGGCGTTGACTGCGACCGTGATCGCGGCCTTGATCGCGTTCATCACCGTGATGATCACGGTCTTGATGGCGTTGAAGATTGGCACCACTACGGCCTTGAGTGCGTTCCAGGCTGCGGTCCAGATGGCCTTGATACCGACCAGCGCCCAGGCGATGGCGAACCGGATGGCCGCGATCGACAGCAGGATGATCGACTTGATCAGGTTCCACACCGCCATGACCACCGGCCCGAACGTGTTCCAGATGGAAGACCACACCGCCTTGACGGCGTTTAGCCCTGCGGTGAACGCAGCCTTGATGGTGCCCCAGAACTTCGAGATCAACGCGACGATGATGCCGATCGGGCCCAGGAAGATGGCGATGAGCAGACGCCAATGAGCTCGGATGAAGCCGACGACCGAACTCACTGCTCCCCGGATCCCCTTGAACACTCCCACGAATGCCGGTACGAGCGTTCCTGTGATCCAGCCAACGAAGCTCGAGAAGACTTCCTTGATCCCAGCCCAGGCTCCCTTGACGAAGTTGCGGAACGCTTCGTTCTTCTTCCAGAGCAAGACGATGATGGCGATGATGGCGATGATGGCGAGGATGATCAGACCGGCTGGGGAGATCATGAACAGCAGAGAGGCCTTGGCTGCGGTGCCGACGGCTCGGAAAGCCTTGCCGAGGAACCCCATCGCACCAGCTGCCTTCCCGCCCTCGGTAGCCGTTCCCGTCAGTCCGGCCTTGAACGCAGTCAGGCCTCCGCCGAGGTTCTGGAACATGGCTGCGCCCCGGAACAGGGCGATGGCGTCCCTGGTCCTCTTGATGGCGAACATGACCTTGATGAAGGCGGAAGTCAGGAGGAGCGCAGCACCGGCGAACACGATGAAGTACACGAGTGCCTTCTGCACCGGACCGGGGAGATCGTTGAACCAGTTGACGATCACCGTGATGCCGTCTACGAGCTTCTTCAACGGTGGGATGAGAGCAGTACCGAGCGCGATGCCGAGCGTCTCGAGTGAGCCCTTAAGCTGCTCTAGTGAGCCCTTCAGGTTGTCCATCTTCTGCTTGGCGATGTCGGCCGCACTGACGTCCTTCATCGCGTTGGACATCTCGGTGTACCCGGCCGCACCCTCCTTGGAGAGGATGGCGGCAGCTCGGATGGCATCCGTACCAAACATGATCTTCAGAGCGGCTGTCTGCTGCTCCTTGGTGAGACCCTTCATGGCCTCGGACAGCTTGCCCTGAATCTGCACCAGGGGGAGGAGCTTACCGTGCTGATCGTAGAACGCGCTTGTGCCTTCCTTGGTGAGCAGCCCGAGCTCCTTGAACTGCTTCTTGGCCTTGTCGGTACTCGGCTGGAGGTTCAGGAACATGGACTTGAGCGACGTGCCTGCGTCCGAGCCCTTGATGCCTGCCTTGCCCATCTCGGCGATGGCCACAGCTGTGTCTTCGAAACTGAGACCGACGAGGTTTGCGACCGCACCAACCATCTCCAGAGACTCACCGAAGTCGTGCACGTCGATGGATGATTCCTTGGCCGCGCCGGCAATGGCGTCCGTCACTCCGACCATGTCTGCGGCCGTGAGGTTGAACTGGTTCATCGCATTGGCCGCAATGGATGCTGCCTGCGGCAGATCAATCTCACCGGCCGCTGCCAGATTCACCGTCGCCTCGGCCGCACCGTTCAGCACATCGTCGACAGAGATGCCCGCCTTGATGAGCTCCTCCATCGCCTGGGCAGCTTCGTTGGCGGAGTACTTGGTGTCCTTACCGAGCTGGAGAGCCTTGTCACTGATCTTCGACATCTGGTTGGCGGTGGCGCCAGACACCGCACCGATGGCAGAGAGTCGTTCCTCGAAAGAAGCCGCAGACTTGACGGCCAACCCGACACCAGCCGCCACTGCAAGACCGGCGTACCCGGCTCCCTTGGCCACTCCGCGGAGAGCCCTGTCGGTCTTGGCCGAATGCCCGGTAAGCCGTTGCATGTCGGCCTGTGCCCGAGCTGGCCCCTCACCCTTGTAGCCGATGACGATCTGGCCGTGCGCGGTACCGAGATTGTAATCAGCCATGCTGGGTGTTCACTCCCTTCAGAGTGCGACTGGGCCGTCCCGGTCAGACACTACGTCTGCCTTTTCTGGCTTCTTCAGCTCGTCCGTTTTCTTCGGTGCGCCGGGGTCCTTGTACGTCGGCTCGATACCGAGCCACTTCTCAAGCACCCGTTGCCGAGCTTGCTGCGCTTTCTTGGCCTTGGTGGCCTTTGCTGACGCAGCCTCGAGGTCGGCATCCACAGCCTCCCCGAAGGTCGTGACCGCCCGGTCGAAGAAGTACGCGGTGACCGGGTGGGAGATTCCATAGAGCTCACTCGGCCTCGTCCGCAGAGTCTTGCTGAGTTGCCAAGCTTCCCACAGCTGAGTCGAACTCCTCACGAAAGGATTCGAGATCGCCCGAGCCTCCGACGGCGAAGTTGAAGATGAACATCTTGTCTTCGAGCTCGACCATGTCCGCGTAGATGACTTTGTCCTTGCGCCGAGTCGGATCGTTGGGAGTCATCTCGACCTCCGGCTTCACCACGACGTGGCAGATGACCCGGTCGATGGTGTGCATGACGTTGGCCAGCTTGTCGGGGTCCTCGAGCAGTTCGCTGATGGCCTCGTCTTGAGTCTTGGCTGGCTTCTCCTTGGCCTTGTGGTCGCTCGGCTGCTTCCCCTTGGCCTTGCGCTCGGGGTGAACCCGGTCCAGGTGCGCCTCTCCGACGATGGCGGTGAGAGAGTCGATGTCCCGCAGCACTCCGGCTGCGAGCAGACCTTCAACCCCCGGACGACGAACCAGGCAGAGCTGCCCGCTTGGGCACTCCAGGTCCATGAGACCGCCGAGCCCCGAAGAGCCCCATTGGTCAGCCCTGTATGGGTCGTTCTGGGCAGGTGCTGCTCGCTTGGCGGCAGACTTCTTGGCAGTTGACTTCTTGGCTGTACTGGTGGACGGCATCCTAGTGCTCCTATGTCCTCAGTGGGTGAACCGAGCGATCAGGTGATCGTGACGGCTGTCTCGTTCTGGACGAACTCGTAGAGCACGTCCGTGCGGGTGGCGAGCTTGCTTGGCAGAGCCACACCCTCGGCTGCGGTGAGGAAGAACTCACCATCCGAGAACTCACCTTCGATGTCCCCGGTGGTCCGGCAGAGATCCATCACGCAGTGCAGATCGCCTCCGGAGTCCGAGATGGCCTGGCCTTCGGCCTTGAAGAACGGACGAGCCTGCGTCGCAAGCTTCGAGAACTTCTTGACCTGAGCCGGGGTCGTGCCGGTCTCGGTGATGGTGCCGCCCGCGATGATCTTGAGAGCCTCGAATGACAGACCGCCACTCTCCAGCTCCCATTCCACCTGGGCGCCACGACCACGAGTGGTCACGACCTTGTCGTCGCCTCGGAGCTCTTCGAACTCCTCCGCCTCGGTGAACGAAAGCGTCCGCGAGTATGGGAGGTCGATCGATGGAGTGCCGAGCGTTGTTGCTGCGTCGGTCGTGTACGGCGTCAGCTTGACGTCCCTCAGGCCATACGGCAATGGGACAGTTGTCAGAGGCATGCTCTTTCCTTTCTCTTGGGTGTTGACATGCCGTTGGCCTCACCGAACTGGCGAGCAGTTCGACCCTTGCGAGACCGGTCCTCAATGTTCTCGAGCTGAGTGCCTGAGAACAGATGAGTTGGGTTCATGCACGGTGGGTTGTCGCAGCGGTGCAGGACGCACAGCCTGTCATCCAACTTACCGAACATGCTCTCCCAGAGTAGCCGGGTGGCTCTCCGAGACTTCCCTTCAAGCCAGAAGATGCCGTATCCCTGGGGATCCGTTCCGGCCTTCCAGAGCCAACACTCCTCATCAGATCCGACTTCGATCTTCGAGTGAAAGCGATCAACCCACGGAAAAGATGGCAGTGGGACCGTTGTCAACGGCATCTGCTTGGTCCTTTCCGGGATCCTTGTACCTCTTGGTCTCGACCAGTTCTCCGGTCAAGCTGTTGAACCGATGGAGGACCGTCACGCCAGCTCGGTGCCCGCAAAACTTCGAGTCGCACTTGACCTCAATGAGACCAGGCTCCACGATGATCCCGTGCATCTTGCTGTCGCAACGGATGTCCATCAGTCGTCGATCTTGAAGCGGCCGTCGGTCTTGAGGAACTCGAGGGCTCCCTTGGACAGATCCGCCTGCTTGACCACGTGGCCGTTCTTGGCGTCCCAGACGACCTTGTCCTGGTCCTCGACGCCGACTCGAGACCAGCTGGCCTTGTCGATCTCGATGACATCGGAGAGGCCCTCGTACCGGACTGCCTTGGGCTCCTTCTTGCCGGCCGAGCCCTCTTCTGCCTTGGCCTGTGTCTCGGCCATCATTCCTCCTCTGGTGGGGTGGTTCTTGATACGACATCGTAGCCTGAGTTCCGCGCGATTGTGTGAAACCCGTCGTCGACCAAGTCTGTTGAATCGCCGCGCCACTCGGCCACGGTGAGAGTCCATCCGTCTTCACCCTGCAGATGGACAGCTCCGAGCACGAGATCCTTCACGTGCTCCAGAGCCTTGTCAATGGGGCCGAAATCCGGGTCCTTGGAGTGAGCCCAGACCGTCGCCCGGTGTGGACCGAACCGGTCGAAGCTCGGCGTGTGTTCCTCCCAGCGGATGATGAAGAACATCTGCTCCTCAGGTGAGTCCACCGAGTCGGCTGCATAGACCGCACGGAAGCCGAGCTCATAGAGTACACCCTCTTCAGTCAGGTCGGTCTGGAGAAGGGAGTGGAGAGCTGCTCGAGCCGCCATCAGCCATCACCTGCAAGCTCGGCCTGGAGCTGGGCAAGCTGTCGAACAGCCGTGTCGCGCCCGAGCTGGCACTTGGCCAACATCTCGTGCAACGTCTTCATCTCGGCCGAGTAGGTGTTCTCCCCGTCCAGCAGACGATCAATCGCCTTGGACTGGTTCTGGATCTGGTGCTGGCGCCGGAGGTCCTGGTCTTGGACCTTCTGCATCTCTTCGTCGGTCATGGTCATGTCAGGCTCCCGTCTTCATGGCGGTCGCAATCGCTCCACCGATGCTGGCCATCAGCTGCGGTCCTTCGTGCTGGAGAGTCGGTGCGATGATGGCGTAACGCCCGGCCCACCGAACCTCGAGCCAGATGCCGTAGGGCACCGCGTGGGCCAGGATGATTCGCCAGACCGGGGGAGCTGCTTGCACAGTCGCATGCAGTCCGTTGCGCGCGTCGGTACTCCGGTCCTTCCAAGGGGCATTGGTCTTGGCGTAGGCCTCCATGCGTGCCGCAGAGAGCCCGAGTACGGCCGTGACTGCTGCCGCCACCTTGATGTCGAACAGCGGAAGCTTCGGAGTGATCGTGTCGGAGGTCCACACCATGTTGGTACCTCCCTGCATGCCCTTAGCCATACCGAGCCACCTCAGCTCGTCGCTCCCAGCCGTTGTCGTGAATCAGCTGGACGACCTCCCACTTGTGGCCGTCGAGATCGAAGATGTCGTACACCCCGAGCTCCGCGTCCCACTCCCCGAGCAGGATGAAGTTCACCTGGCGTTGGATGCCGTCGACGGTGCGCACCGGGAGAGCCGGTGAAGGGGGTTCGATGAGACGCAGAGTCTGCTTCTCCCGGGGAGCAAGCTCGGCCCACTTGACTCCGCCGGTTGGCTGCTTGGCGCGCTCCCGGGGGATCAGCGTGACACAGACGGGTGCTGTCTCGATGAACGCCTTGGTGTTCTTGCGTTGAATCGACATCTCTGCGGTGACCATGATCCCTCCTCCCTATGCCTGTGGATGTTCTGTGCCGCCACTCATCACGTGCAGACCAGACGGAGCCTTCTCCGCACCGCCCATCATCGCGGACCAGGCGATGTCTTTCTCAGCCCCACCCACGATCGCATCTAGATCGGCTGGTGGCGGTCCGCCAGCTCCCACAGCCTTCAACG